CACCCGCGTCGGATGCTGTTCACGGTCATCGTCGGTTCGGTCCTGTTGGTGACCATTCTGCTTGTCCTGGCAATCGCCAGGATCACCGGAGGCGCGGCATGACGGTTGCGCTCATCAATAAGCCGCCGCGCCTCAAGGAATGGCTGACTGCGCAGGAAATCGCGGACGAGGCGCTGCCGGGGCTGCCGACGACGAAAAGTGCCATGATCCGCTACGCTCACCGGGAAAACTGGCAATCCTATCCGGCGTTATGCCGGAGGCGCGCCGCTTCTGGCGGCGGCTATGAATTCCACTACACCCTTCTGCCGACGCTGGCGCAGGTGACCTATGTCCAGCGCCACATGGTTGTGGGCGGCGGCGACCCCGAAGCCGAGGCGGAACCTGCTGGCACCGCGCCGCTGACCGAGCGCGCCCGCATCGAGCGCGACGCGCGGCTTGCGGTTGTCGCTGCCTTCGAGACTTTCTCGAAGGGGCTTAGAAATACCGCCGTACAGGCGGCGATGTTCAATTTCGTCGATCGCTGGAACATGGGCTTCATCCAGGCTGACCCGTGGGTGAAGGAAGCTCTTCCGCATATTTCTCAGCGTTCGGTCTTCCGCTGGCGCTCGGCCAAGCTCAAGGGCCAGAAGGACAGGCTGGCCGTCGACCGCTCCGAGGCCCGGAAGGGCAAGGGCCTCCTCGAGACGGCGAATGATGGTGAGGTGAAGTCCTTCATCCTCGCGTGGGTCGCCTCCAATCCGGCACTTTCGGCCGAGATTATCCGGGGCTATTGCGAGGACCACTTCGGGGCTGAGTTGGCGGACCGTAACGGCGAACTGAAGCCGCTGCCGCCGCCGCGTACCTTCCAGCACTTTATCGCCAACCTGAAGGCCGCTGAAAAGGTCGTCCTCACTAAAATCACGAACCCCGACAAATTCCGCTCAACCATGAAGCTGTCGGGCACCGGCACCTATCGCCATATCGATGAGCCGAACGCGCTCTGGATGATCGACGCCTCGCCAGTCGATGCGCTTTGCCTCGACGGTCGCTATTCGATGTATGCCTGCATCGACATTGCGACGCGCCGTCTCGTCATAACCCTGTCGAAGACGCCGCGCGCCTCGGCGGTCGGGTTGCTGATCCGCAAGGCCACCCTCATGTGGGGCGCGGCCCACGTCATCAAGACAGACAACGGCTCGGATTTCGTGGCCATCGCCACCAAGCGACTGTTTACCGATCTCGACATCACGCCAGACGTTTCCGATGCCTACAGCCCCGAACAAAAGGGCCATGTCGAGCGCGCCATCAAAACGTTCCAGCACGAAGTTTGCCCGCAATTACCGGGCTACATCGGTCACTCGGTGGCCGATCGCAAGGCGATCGAAGGCCGTAAAAGTTTCTCGGCTCGCCTCGGCGCTGACGAGAAAGACCTGTTCGAGGTCGAGTTGACGGCTGCGCAGCTCCAGCAGCACATCGACGATTGGCTGGAGTTTGTCTACCACGAACGCGCGCATGCGGGTCTCAAGGCGCTGTCGCCCAATGCCGTCGCCTCTGCGTCGGCTGCGACGATCCGGCGGGTCGACGAGCGCGCACTCGACGCCCTGTTGATGCCTGCCGCTGGCAAGAACGGGCGGCGCACGGTCGGCAAGCAGGGGATCGCCCACGACAACGCGAAATACCTCGTCGGCTCGATCCTGGCCGGAACAGATGTGTTCTGCCGTCTCGATCCTCTCGACATGGGCCGCCTTTACGTCTTTTCGGCCGATGACGGTCGCTATCTTGACGTTGCGATCTGCTCCGAACGCGCTGGCGTAAATCCTGCGGAGTACGTGAAGGCGCAAAAGCAGCTTGCCGCCGAGCTGATCCGCGAGAAAGAGCGCGAGATCAAGGCCGATATTCGCGACCTGAAGAAAGGCCCATCCGGCATCGAGCGCACGATACGCCTTGCAAAGCGCAAAGCCGAGGAACGCGCCGCCGCCGCCTCCAACGTCATTCGGCTGCCTAAGTGCGAGGAGCAGCACACCACGCCGGCGCTCGCCGCCGCGCTGGACGCTGTCACCGCGCCGCCGCCCGGCAGCATCGTGAAACCCCTCGATCAGCGTGCGGCCGAGCTGCACGCGGCGATCGTCCGGGAGGCCGAGAGCAAGAGCAAATCAACGGTGGTGCATCTGGACCCTGACGCCGGCCTCTCCGAAGGAGCCCGCATGTTCAAATGGGCGCAGGCGGTCGAGGCGCAGATCGCCGCCGGCACCGTGATCGACGACGCCACCGCCGGCAAGCTCACCCGGTATCAGGCCAGCGCCGACTACCAGACCAGACGGGACATTTTCGAGGATTTCGGGCTTGAGGCCGCGCTGCGCGGCTGAGGGCAGGAAAAAGGGGCCGGCTGCCACCGACCCCCTGCATTGCAAAAACAACGAGGAAGAAAATGACGACACAACCGCTGAAAGTCAATGGCGATACCGCCCCGATCAAGAACATCGCGGCAGCGCTCTCCGTTGTCCGGTCACTCCAGAACCGCAATCCGCTCCAGCCGAATCTCGGCGTTTTCGCCGGGTTTTCAGGCTACGGGAAGTCGGTCGCCGCCCTCTATTGCCAGAACAAGACGGGCGCCGCCTATGTCGAGGTGCGCGATACATGGACGCGCGCCAAGCTCATGAAATCGATTTTGTCCGAGCTTGGCGTCTATGCGCCGCGCGGCACGCTGTCCGACATGGAAGACGAGATCATCGGCCTTCTGGCCCGCGATCCTCGGCGTCCGCTGATCATCGACGAAAGCGACCTGCTGATCAAAAAGAACCTGATCGAACTGGTTCGAGGGATCGCCAAGGCCAGCCTCGTGCCAGTGCTTTTGATCGGCGAGGAGCTTTTCCCGAAGAAGCTGGAGCATGTCGGCGACCGCTTCCGCGATCTGGTGCTGGTCACGAAATACGCGAACCCCGTCGATCTCGACGACACGCGCATGCTCGCCCGCACATTCTACCCTCAGCTTTCGCTTGCCGATGACCTGCTCGACAAGGCACGCGAAGAAGGCGAAGGCCGTGTGCGCCGCGTCGGTAACTCGCTCCACGCCATTGCCGAGGTCGCCGCCCGGCAGGGCCTCACCTCGCTCGATCTGCGGGCCTACGAGGCCGGCAACGGCCAGTTCTCGCGCTCGCGGCTGCCGAGCCGCCGGGAGGCCGCATGATGCCGATCATCCTCTCGCTCAAGGTCAAAAAGGGCAAGACCGTTTTGCGCGGTCATGACCATTTCTGGTCCGTCATCATGGAACGCGATCGCGCCGGAAAGACGTTTACGGTTCGCGACATCGATGCCGCTTCGAATGCAGATTTTGCGACCGTCCGCGACTTTGTCGGCCGCCTTGAGAAAGCAGGTCTCATCGAGGCAGTCTGCCCGGCCGAGCATGTCGTGAACATGCAGTATCGCGCCAAAATCCGCCAGTCGCTTGCACCGCGCGTCCGTCGCGACGGCTCTGTCATCGAGAGCCAGCCGGCGACCCGCTGCATGTGGAACCTGATGCGCGGTCCCATGGGGCGCGGCGGTTTTACCTACAGAGACCTCGTCCATTGGAGCCATACGGACGAAACGGCGATCTCGCCTCACTCCGCCAAGTCCTACATCCAGATGCTCCGCAAGGCGGGGTATCTCCTCCAGCTCGATCCCGGCAAGCCCGGCACGCCCGCGACTTGGCGTCTCGACCCCAAAATGAACACCGGCCCACAGGCTCCGATGATCCTGCGCACCAAGCTCGTTTTCGACCCGAACCGGCAGGAAGTGTTCGGCCCGGCCGAGGCCGAGGAGGTGCTGCCGTGACCGCCAGAACCAAAATCGACAATCTGGAGAAGGCTCGCACCGCCTGGGGCGATCCGCCGGAATGGATCGTTGCGCTCGCCGAGGCGTGCAATATGGAAACGCAGGCCGCCGTTGGAAAGCGCCTCGGCTATTCCGGCCCGACCGTCAGCCAGCTCCTTTCGAACAGCTATCCCGGCGACGTCGCGCGGTGCGAGCTGACCGTCCGCGGCGCGCTCATGGCGGAAACGGTGGCTTGCCCGATCCTTCAGGAGATTGGCCGCGACGTTTGCCTCGGCTGGCAGAAGCGGCCCTTTTCGACGGCGAGCGCGAATGCGGTGCGCATGCATCAGGCATGCCGGTCGGGCTGCCCGCACAGCCGGATCGCCGTGAAGGGAGACGTCTCATGACCTCCTCCCTCGACTATCTCTCCGACCATCTGCTGGCGACCAAGATCGCTCTGGAGGAACGCCACCGCAAGGGCGCCCCGCTCGGCGGCAAGGAGCTGGCTGATTTCATCGGCCGCGTCGGACGGCTCGCCGCCATGGCGCGGCGGCTGGAGAATGCGTATTCCGCCGCCGGGCCGGATGACGGAGGGCACGCGGCATGATGCACGATCACGCCAGGAGCCATATCACCTGCCGGATGGTCTCGGAGGCCGTGCAGGAGGCATACGGCCTGACGCGGATAGAACTGTATTCGCGCGGAAAATCGCGGGAGCTGACCGCGCCGCGTCATATGTCCTGGCTGCTCGCCCGCCGGCTGACCGACCGGTCCTTTCCGGAGATCGGCCGGTACATGGGCGGCTACGACCACACCAGCGTGATGCACGGCTGCGCGCGGATGGCGGCGGCCATCGCCGAGGACCCGGATCATGCGGCCGCCTATGCCGTCCTGTCCGCCGCCATCACCGTACTCGCCGATGCGGCGGCGCAGGTGGATCGCCTGCGCCGCGTGCTGGCGGACGTCGACGCCCTCGATGTCGCGCGGCGCGTCCTCGACCCGGAGATTCGCGAGGAGACGCCGGCGGCCGACGAGATCCGGGCGCTCGCAACCGGCGTCCTGCACTACGCCGACACCGCCGAGCAGCTCCGGCGCGATCTGGCCGGGTACGAGGCGCACAGGCTCGACGCGGAGGCTTGCGAAACGCTCTCCATCCTTGTCCGCCAGCGCCTGCGCGCCGCCAGCAACGCCGCCCGGACGTGGCAGGACCTGCAAATCCGAAAATCCACCCCCATGGAAACCGCCGCTCGAAGCGCCTTCGAAGCGGCCATGAAGACCCTTTCACCCCTCTTTGCGAAGGAGAACTGAGCATGGATACCGTCATTATCGAGGAAAAGCCCGCCGCCGGCATCACGGTGGTCAACGGCAAGGAATACATGGCCAACGCCAAGGGTGCGCTGGTGCCGGTGGAGTTGGTCAAACCCGCCGACAAGCTGCGCGACGAAACCGTGCGCAAGGTCATGGAATACGCGAAAGACATATCTCAACAGATCGCCCGTTTCCGGGCGCACAGTATGAGGGATCTGGATGACCTCGACGGATTGCTGGAGCAGGAATATGGCGCCCGCCCCGGCGGCGTGAAGGGCAACCGCACCTATCAGACCATCGACGGCCTGATGATGATCAAGGTCAGCATCAACGATTTCGAGGTCGCCGGCCCGCAGCTGCAGATCGCCAAGAGCCTGTTCGACGAATGCATGAACGAGTGGACGGCGGACGGCCGCGCCGAGATCCGCGCGGTCATCACCCGCGCCTTCGACGTCGACAAAGAGGGCAAGGTCAACCTCAGGGAGATCAAGAAGCTGATGAAGCTCGACATTTCCGATCCACGCTGGTTGCAGGCGATGCGCGCCATCGAGGACGCGATCGACGTCCAGTACTCGAAGCAGTATCTGCGGTTTTACGTGCGCGCGTCCGTGCAGGACGACTGGACCGCCATCACCGTCGATCTGGCCAAGGCGTGAGGGCGGGACGATGAAACCACTCGACGCCGCCGCAAGGGCCACCCTTCAGAGCATCCACGAAATCCACCGGGCGTTCGGTGCGCCCGGTGATTACGGCTACGAGACAAAGGAAGGCAAGGCGCTCTATTCGCTTTACCTCGCAAGCCAACAGCTCGCATCGGTGCTGCAGGATGAGCGCAAGGCAGGTGCGGCATGACCAGGACCGTTGCCGACGACGCCACGCTCGCCCGCCTGTGCAGGCTGATCCGCGAGCGCCTCGATGCGCTGCCCGAATACGATTACCGCGACCGGGAAGCCGCCCTCAATCATAAGGCCCTGCTCAAGCAACTGTTCTCTGACCTCGAAACCGCCGAGAGCGCGAAGACCGGGAGCGACTGGCGGGGCGCCCATATCCGCCTCGCTGGCATCCGTTCGTCCTCGACGGGCAGCATCCACGGCGCTCTGACCAACTGGATCACGGCCGCTCGCAAGCGGATCGCGGCCGGGGAAGGCGGTGCGGTATGAGAACCATCGAGTTTTCCCCGAACGACCGCCCCGGCGAGCTCGACCCCGGCCCGGCGCCGATGCTCGACTGGATCGAGATCCGCCGCCTCGTGGTCGACGACAGCTACCAGCGCGACCTGAAGCGGGCGAACTGGACGGCGATCCGCAAGATCGCCGCCAATTTCCGCTGGTCGCGCTTCAGCCCCGTATTCTGCGCCCCGGTGGAGGGGGGGGTATTCGCGATCATAGACGGCCAGCACCGCACCCATGCGGCGGCGATGTGCGGCTTCGAGAAGGTGCCGTGCCAGATCGTCCAGATGGACCGGAACGAGCAGGCGGCGAGCTTCGCGGCCGTCAACGGCGCGGTGACGAAAGTCACCAGCCTCAACCTGTTCAAGGCGGCGCTCGCGGCCGGCGAGGAATGGGCGACCACCTGCACGGCGATCGCGGCGGAGGCCGGATGCGATCTGAAGCTCTACAATGCCTCTTCCTTCGCGAAGAAGGCGGGCGAGATTTACGGCCCGAATACCTTCCGCAAGATCGTCGAGGCGCGCGACCGGCGGGCGCTGACGAAGGCCCTGTCGCTGTTGATGCAGGCGGAAGGTTACCGCGACAACCCGGAAATATGGGACATGGGGCTCCTGCATCCGCTGCTGATGGCGATGACGGCGAAACCGGATTTGCTGTTCCGCGACGGTTTCCGGTCGTTTCTGGAAGAATACGACATATGGGCCACCGTCGACGGGATCGAGGCGGAGAACCGGCGCCGTATCCGGCTCGGCCTGCCGCGCCTCACCAAAAAGGACCACCTGCGCACCCTGATCGAGGATGCGATCGGTCGGGCCATGGGAGGTGAGTGATGGCGCACATCGTCTGCTACCGTTCCGGGGAAGTGTTCGTTTCCCGCCGCGTGCCGAAAGGCACGATCAGGATCGTCACCGGCCATGGCCGTCGCCTGAAGCGAATCCTTTCGGTCTGCGCCCGTCATGCCTATGACGGTGAGACGCTGCTGGTGCCGGGCGTTCCGGAAGCGGATACCGACCTCGCGGCCATGGCGGCCGTGAAGGCTTTCGAGCAGATGCTGCTCAAGCGGCTGGCGGCCGGGCCGCACCGCCGTGTGCGGGGGGGGGGGGGTAGGCTGATATGACCTCGACCATCGCCGCCATTCACACAGGATTTAATGTGCTCGGCATCGTTGACGATGCCGACAAGCGGGAAATCTACGCTCGCGTCACCGGCAAGGACCGGCTGACGCTGATGAAGCCCGCCGAGAAGGAGGCCGTGCTCGGCGAGCTGCGCCGCCTCGGCTTCAAACCCGCCGTGAGGCGGGCCAACGGCCGCGCCAAGCTGTCGGGCAAGTATGCCAAGAAGCTTCAGGCGCTGTGGATCGGCTGCTGGAACCTCGGCATCGTCGACAACAGGGACGATGCCGCCCTCGAAGCCTTCGTGAAGCGCCAGACCGGCATCGAGCGTGAACGCTGGCTGCACCATGCCGATGACGCGGCCAAGGTCATCGAAGCGCTGAAGGGCTGGATGGCGCGCGAGGGCGGCGTCGATTGGTCGGTTCGTCGCTACATGCTCGCCGAAGAGCGGGCGGACGGCTACAGAATCGCGATGGCACAATGGCGCATCCTTTCCGCCGAGGCCGATAATCCCGTGTCGGGCTTCTGGTTCGAGGTGCATGGCGTTCCCGGCGTGGTCGTCGAGAACGGCAACCTGACGCCCCGGTCATGGATCGCCGTGATGAACCATCTCGGCAAGTTCGTGCGTGCCGGCAAGAAAGGCGGTGCGCGATGAGCGGACGCCAGCAGGGGTTAGTCCAGATGAAGGCCCAGCCGGGCAGCCGCTTCGGCAGCCTGGTCGCAGAAGGCTCGCCGCTGTTCTGCGGTCCAGTCGGCGGATGCCTTTGCAATTCGATTGTTTACCGAAAAAATCTTGGCTTGAGTACCGGACACACCATGCGTCGCCTCCAGTTGTCTCACGAGCGCGCGCTGAGCATCACGGTCAAGCCTGACGCCACAGATCTGCGGGGAAATCGAAATCCAGCCGTGGATTTCTATCGTCGCCTCCCGCTCCTGGCGAGCCACCGGGTCGAGGTCGAGATGGGCCACGGTGCCGCGCACACTCCGGCAATCTTTATCCAACTCCTCGGTGGTCTTTTGTCCAACGCGGCGGCCGAACACGTCGATGGCTGTATCGAGATTGGCGAAGAACTGCGCGCGGCCTCGCTGCGGTACATTTTCTTCGATCACGCGCGCGACCTCTGCCTCGTCGAGGGCAAGGCCACAAACCTTTTCATGGGCAAGTATGCGCCCCAGATGAAGGTCAAGAGTAGCGCTGTTGTCGACGGCGTGCGCACCCTGCCCAAGCCCAAGCCCAAGCCCAATCGCCAAAGCCGATACCAGCCTCGTCATGATCCGAACACCTCCAGCCGTTGCATTGATGAGACCATCGCGCGCACGCCTTGCTCACACAAGCCCCTCTTTACAATTTCGGCGAACCGTTTCATGCCGCTGGAAAGCGGGGCCGCCTATGACTGAAGCGCCGCTGCCCGATCGTGCCTGGATGACGCCGCTGCTCAACCGGATCGCCGATGTGGCGGGCGAGCGCGCGGCGCTGATCCTCGGCCGCGAGAAGGCGGGGCAGCAGATATCGATCCCGGAGAAGATGACGCCGGATCACTGGCTCGCGGAGCTTATCGGCTTCGACGCCGCTTCGGCGATGGCTGCGAAGTGGGGAAGTCAGAAGCTCGCGCTCCCCGTGGCTCTCTCCGGCGAGAAGCGCCGCCGCGCGGCCGCCATTGCCGAATTGCTCGACAAAGGGTATTCAATCAATGCCATCGTGCAGATGACCGGCGTGTCGCGCAATACCGTGCGCGACCATGCTCGCCGCCGCCCGCGCAAGGACGATCAGCAGGGCTCTCTGTTCTAGGGGGTGCCAAAACCGGCATCCCGACATGCGGCGCGCTCCGGTCAATAGTCCTCTCAAACCTATTTTGAGAGGCCCTCATGAAAACCTTCGAAGAATGGCTCCGCGAACGCCTGGAGGCGGCCGGCTGCATCGGCGGCGAGATCGAGGATGACGATCTCCATGCCGCCATCGAGCGGTTCCAGCTTGCGCGCGGGCTGCCGGTGAGCGGCGTCACCGATCCGGAGACCATCGTCCAGCTGCGCCAGCAGAAGAGCGAACTTCCCGGCTCCGCCCTCACGATCTTTCTTGCCGTGCCGTCCGCCGAAGGCAGCATCTATGCGGGAGCGACGGCATGACGGCGCTCGTTTCTCGCATCGACGCATCCGTCCTCAAGGCCATCGCGCCCTACGCGCCGACGAAGAAAGTCGGCGCCCAGGCGGCGATCATCCGCCAGTTCGGCGACCTGCTGCCGACCCTGCTGCGGTCCGCTGCCATCGACACCGTGCTGCGCATCCCGCACTATCTCGCCCAGGTTGCTCATGAGAGCGACGGATTCTGCACGCTGGAAGAATATGCCAGCGGCGCAGCCTATGAAGGCCGGGCCGACCTCGGCAACGTGAAGAAGGGCGACGGCGTGCGCTTCAAGGGGCGCGGGCCGATCCAGCTCACCGGCCGGGGCAACCATCGCGCCTTCACCGCCTGGATGCGCAGGCGCCAGACCGGCTGCCCGGATTTTGAGGAAAAGCCGGAGCTGGTCGCGACGTGGCCGTGGGCCGGATGGGCGGCGGTCTTCTTTTGGGAAACGAAGAGGCTCAACGCCATCGCCGACCTCGACGATCTCGTCGCCGTGACCAGGATCGTCAATGGCGGCCGCAACGGCCTTGCCGACCGTGCCAACTATCTCGCCAAGGCCAAGACGATCGTGGCGCGGCTTGAGGGCGATCTCCTGTCGGCGCGCCAGCAATATGCCGTCCTGGTGCGCGGCATGTACGGCGAGGCCGTCGAGCGCGTCCAGCGCCAGCTCCGGGCGGCGGGCCATTACCTGCTGTCCGTCGACGGCATCTTCGGTCCCGGCACCGAGGCGGCCGTCAAGACCTTCCAGCGGGCACGCGCCCTGCGCGTCGACGGTATCGTCGGCCGGCAGACGGCCGAGGCTCTTTCCGCCTACGAGGCAACCGCATGACCGCCCGCGCCCTGCTCGTTGTCGCGCTAATCTGCCTCGTCCTAGTCCTCGCTCTCGCGGGGCTGCTCTGATGCGAAAACCCTCCTACGGCACCACGAAACGGCAAATCTGGCTGTCCTTCATTCTCGGCTGGCTGGTGATTTTCCTGCTGATCGGCGGCGCTTTGCGCGGTTCGCGCGAGGCGGTCGATCTCGCCGGCATCACGATCCCGTCGATGATCGTGCTGATCGCCGCCATGCTCGGCATCCACCGTTTTTCCGGCTCCATGGACTTCGCGGCGCTTCAGGAGCGCGGGCCGCCACCGCCTCCTTATTTCCCTTCCGATCAGCCCGACGAAAAGGAAATCCGATGATCGGCTGGCTCACCGGCAAGGCCGCGCCCTTTGTCATTGCCGCCGCGCTGGCGCTCTGCGCGGCGGGCCTCTTTTACGGCGGCGTCGCCAGGATCGACGGCTGGATCGACGACGCCCGCACCGAGGCCCGTGCCGAGCGGGATGCCTATTGGCGCGAGCAGATCGCCCGCGCCAACGAGGCGGTCGCGAAGGCCGAGGCGGCGCTGGCGAGGCAGGCCATGCAGCGGAGCGCGGAGCTGGCGGCGGCCGAAGAGAAAATCCGCCTGCAACAGACTGAACTGGAGACCCTGAATGCGGCGATACCCGATGATGGCGCTTGCGGCCTTGGCCGTGATCGCGTCCGGCTGCTCAACATCCGCTGACGATCCGCCGCCGGTGACGATCGTGCCGACGCCGCGTCCGTCTGTGCCGGCGCCGGCGCGCATCCCCTGCGCCGATCCGGTCGTCATCCCCGACCGGCGCATCAGCGAGACCGAGACCACCAATCTGTGGGGTCGCGATCGCGGCGCCTTGCGCACCTGCGAGCAGCGCCGGGCGGCGGCCGTCGAGGCAGCGGACGCCGTGGAGGTAGTGCCGTGAGCCGGTACGACGAGCGCCTGGAGCGGGCGGAGGAAAGGGTCGCGGCCGAGCGTGACACCACCATCGCGGGGGTCAGCGCAGCCGTCTCCGGCCGGGGCGCGGAAACCTGTATCGATTGCGGTTCGGTCATTCCGGAACACCGCCGGGCGGCTGCGCCCTGGGCGACACGATGCCTGGAATGCCAGGAATTTCACGAGACGGAGAAACTGCACCGATGATGGACCTTGCACCGATCTTGCCCTGGGTCAGCGGCATCATATCCATCATCACCCTGGTGACGCTGGTCTCGAACATCGTGAAATCCGGCGAAAGAAAGCTCGAAGCCCGTGTCGACAAAGCCGAGAAGACGCTGATCGACCACGACCGGCGCATCCAGGGCGTGGAAAGCGACATGAAGCACCTGCCTGATCGCGACACATCGCATCGGCTGGAGCTGGGAATGGAGCGTCTTTCCGGTCGTCTGGACGCGCTCGACGAACGACTGAAACCGATAGACACACTATCCAGACGCCTACAGGAAGTGCTGTTGGAGCAGGCCAAGAAATGAGCATCGAAACAATCATCCAGGAAGAAGCGCGCCTCATTATCCTGAAAGAGCTGCGCAAACAGGTAAATGGGTCGCTGACATCGGAGACTCTGCGTCGATACCTGCTCGCGGAATTCCTGATCGACAAGCCACGTGAATGGGTCGAGCAGGAATTTGAATATCTGCGTGCAATGAAGGCCGTCGATGTCGCGCCGGCCAAAACCGTTCATGTCGCCCGCATTACAGAGCGCGGCGAGCTCCATCTTGATGGCCTGGTCAACATACCCGGTGTGCAGCGGCCGTCGCAGAGCGGAGGCTGATATGGCCGAAGACAGGAAGACGCGTGGCCGACTTTCCAGCCTGGACCTCCTGCCCGACGAAGCGCAGGACGACCTGATCTGGGCGCTGGCGCAGCTCAACGAGCGCCGCCGCACCCAGGCGGACATCCTGTTCGAGCTGAACGACCGTCTGGCCGTGAAGGGCATCGATCCAGTTTCCCGGGCTGCTTTCAACCGGAAGGCAACCCGACTGGCGCGGCGGACCATGCAGCTTGAGGAGCGTCGTCATATCTATGCGGGCGTCGCCGAGAAGCTGACACCGGAAGAGATCGGCAAGAACGACATCATCCTCGGTGAATTCCTGAAGGCGCTGATCGACGATCTCCTCGACGGCGACAATCTCAAATCGAACGACGCCGCGCAGCTCGCCCGCGCCTACAAGGAGACAGTCGTCGCACAGCGCCATTCCGCCGAACTCAAGCGCAAGGCCGTGGACGAGGCCCGCAGCAGGATCGCCACCGTGGCGAAGGAAGCCACCGACGCCGCCCGCAAGGCCGGCGTTTCGGAAGAGACGCTTGCCGAGATCAATCGCCGTCTCGGAGCGATCTGATGGGGCGTGCGCTTATCGTTCCGAAAAACCCGGACGCGATCTTTCTGCCGTACCAGGCGCGCTGGATCGCCGACAAGTCGCGCCTCAAGCTCATGGAGAAGGGCCGCCAGATCGGCCTGTCCTGGTCGACGGCCTACGCCACCGTGTCGCGCACGGCAGTCGAAACCGCCCGCCGCGACCAGTGGATTTCCTCGCGCGACGAGATGCAGGCGCGGCTCTTCATCGAAGATTGCAAGCTGTTCGCCGGCATCCTCGACCTCGCCGCCCAGGATATGGGTGAGCAGGTCATTGATGCGGAGAAGAAGCAGACCGCCCAGGTACTGAAGTTCCTGTCCGGCCGGTCGATCTATTCGATGTCTTCCAACGCCGACGCCCAGGCGGGCAAGCGTGGCGGCCGCGTGCTGGACGAATTTGCCCTTCACCTCGATCCCCGCAAGCTGTGGTCCATCGCTTATCCGGGCCTCACCTGGGGCGGGCAGATGGAGGTGATCTCCACCCATCGCGGTACACACAACTTCTTCAACGAGCTTGTCCGCGAGATCAGGGAAAAGGACAATCCGAAGAAGATCAGCCTGCACACCGTCACGCTCGAAGATGCTCTGAATGACGGGTTCCTCTGGAAACTCCAGCAATCCTTGCCCGCCGACGCCGAACAGCAGGACATGACGGAAGCCGAATATTTCGACTTCGTGAAATCCGGCGCGGCCGACGAGGAAAGCTTCCTTCAGGAATACATGTGCAAGCCGGCCGACGACGATGCGGCCTTCCTGGAATACGACCTGATCGCGTCCTGCGAATATCCGGCCGAGGCGAACTGGTGCAGCATCGAGGGCGGCATTCTCTATGCCGGTATCGACATCGGACGCAAGCATGACCTGACGGTCCTTTGGGTGGTCGAGAAGCTCGGCGACGTCCTTTACACCCGCCACGTCGAAACGCTCAAGAACATGACGAAGGCCGACCAGGAGAAGGTGATCTGGCCGTGGATCGGACGCTGCGTCCGTGCCTGTATCGATGCCACCGGCCTCGGCATCGGCTGGGCCGACGACGCCCAGGGAAAGTTCGGGGAGAATCGCGTCGAGGCTGTCACCTTCACGCCGCGCGTCAAGGAGGCGCTTGCCTATCCGGTGCGTTCGCACATGGAAGATCGCACGGTACGCATACCCTACGACAAGCATATTCGCGCCGATCTTCGGCAGGTAACGAAACAGGTGACGGCGGCGGGCAATGTCCGTTTCACCGCCGAGCGCACCCCGGACGGCCACGCGGACCGCTTCTGGGCGCTGGCGCTGGCGATCGAGGCCGCCAGCACGCCGCAGATGGAATACGGCTACGTGCCGGCGACCAAACAAGCCGACGGGCAATGGGGCTCCGGCGGCCCGCCGATCGACGACGATCACGGCGAGGCCGGCATATGGCGCCCGCCGCTCGGCGCGCGTTTGAGAGGATCAGTCTGATGGCGACCTATGAGGGCCTTGTCGACCGCTACGGCCGGCCGATTCAAAAATCCGTCCTGACCACCGAGGTCGCCGGGCCGACGATCACCGGCGTGCGCTCGCCAATGACCGGCTATCCCGGCGACGGGCTCAATCCCGTCCGGCTCGCCAACATCCTGCGCGAGGCCGACCAGGGCGACCCGCTGCGCTACCTCGAACTGGCGGAAACGATCGAGGAGCGGGATCTGCATTATGTCGGCGTGCTCGGCACCCGCAGGCGTTCGGTCAGCCAGCTCGACATCACCGTCGACGCCGCCTCCGACGACGCCCTGCATGTCGAGCAGGCCGACATGATCCGCCACTGGCTCGACCGCGACGAACTGGCCGACGACATCTTCGGTATCCTCGACGCGATCGGCAAGGGCATCTCCTTCACGGAGATATTGTGGAGCACGTCGTCGCTTCAGTGGATGCCCGAGCGCCTGGAATGGCGCGATCCGCGTTGGTTCACCTATGCCCGTGAAGACGGCTCGACGCCGCTTCTGCGCACGGACGAAGGCGATCAGCCGTTGCCGGCCGGCAAATTCATCACCGCGACCATGCGCGCGAAATCGGGTCTGCCGATCCGTTCCGGCCTTGCGCGTATCGTCGCCTGGGCGTGGATGTTCAAGGCGTTCACGCAGCGGGACTGGGCCATCCTCACACAGACCTATGGCCAGCCGATCCGGGTGGGCAAGTATCATACGAATGCCAGCAAGGAGGAGAAGGCGACGCTGTTCCGGGCCGTCGCCAATATCGCCGGCGACTGCGCCGCCATCATCCCGGAAAGCATGGCGATCGATTTCGTCGAGAGCAAATCGGTCGGTGCATCGACCGCGCTCTACAAGGAACGGTCCGACTGGCTCGACCAGCAGGTCTCCAAGGCGGTGCTGGGCCAGACGGCGACGACGGACGCGATCGCCGGGGGGCATGCGGTCGGGCAGGAGCACCGGCAGGTCCAGGAGGATATCGAACGCGCCGATGCGCGGGCGCTGGCGGCCATCCTCAACCGCGACCTCGTCCGCGTCTGGATCGATCTCGAATACGGGCCGCAGGAGAAATATCCGCGCCTGCGCGTCGGCCGCGCCGAGCAGACCGACGTCAAGATGGTGGTCGACGCCGTCACCCGGCTCGTGCCGCTCGGGCTGCGCGTCCAGGCGAGCGAGATCACCGACATGCTCGGCCTGTCCGACCCGGACGAAGGCGCGGTGCTGCTCCGGCCTGCCGTCGCTCCCTCGGCGACCCCCGATCTTTCCGCCCCGCCGGCGCTGCAGGCCGCCAGGAGCAAGCCGCGGGATGCCGTCGACGACCTGACGCGCCGCACCGAGCAGCTCGCGGCGCCGGCGCTTGACGCGCTGATCGACGCCGTCCGCGCGCTGGTCGATACGGCGGACACGCTGGAGGAGGTGCGCGACGGCCTGCTTGCGCTGGTGCCGGACATGCCGGAAGATCAACTGGCGGCCGCCATGCGCCAGGCGCTGGCGCTGGCCGAGTTGACGGGGCGGGACGACCTGAATGGCTGACGTCAAACCCGATGCGGTGCGGTTCGAGGAGGCGATCGGCTTCCTGCGCGACAAGATCGCGCTGCCGTCCGAGGCCTGGACGGACCTTTGGGAATCGATGCATTCCGTCGCCTTCGTCGTCGCCGGCGCCAACACAGAGGCGCTCGCGGCCGATTTTCACCGGGCCGTCACCGAGGCGATCGAGCGTGGCACGACGCTCCAGCAGTTCCGCAAGGATTTCGACCGTATCGTCTCGGAACACGGATGGCAGTACAAGGGTTCGCCCGGCTGGCGCTCGCGCGTGATCTTCGAGACCAACCTGCGGATGGCCTATGCCGCCGGCCGCTGGGCGCAGATCCAGCGGCTGAAGAACGCGCGGCCATACCTGCGCTATGTGACCGTCGACGACGAGCGCGTGCGGCCGGAGCACTGCGCCTGGCACAATGTCGTGCTGCCGGTCGATCATCCCTGGTGGCAGACGCATTTCCCGCCGAACGGCTGGGGCTGCCGCTGCCGGGTGGTGTCCCTCAACGAACGCGACCTGAAGCGCTACGGCCTGAAGGTGTGGGATCAGGCCCCGGAGGTGAAATATGTCGCCCGCGAGGTGAAGACGCCGGACGGGCCTGTCTATGTCCGGACGCCGGAAGGGATCGATCCCGGTTTCGCCTACAATCCCGGCGCCGGCGCTTTCGGTCATGGCCTGTCGGCGCTCGCCCAGGAAAAGCATGGCGAATGGACGTCGCTCTTTGCGCCGGGGCAACCGGAAAGTCCGGACCTGCCCTTGCTGCCCCGGGACCGGACCGGCGCGACACTCATCGACACGCAGCGGCCCGGCGACGGCGAGGCCTTGCGGGCGGCGTTGCGCGAGGCGCTCGGCGGCGACGAGGCGGTGTTCACGGACCCGACCGGCGCGGCGATCCGCATCGGGCAGGCGATCGTCGATCACATGCTCGAAAGCGCATCCAGGCAGGACGGCCGCGAGCGCTATTTCCCGCTGCTGCCGGAGATGATCACCGATCCGGCCGAGATCTGGGTCGGCTGGGCGCGTGACGAGGCGACGGGCAAGGTCGCCATGCGCCGGCGCTACGTCAAGCTCTTCGACCTCGGGCGAGGTATGGCGATCGGAATCGTCGCGGACGCGGACGGGCGCGAGTGGTCGGGGATGACGTTTTTCCGGGGGAACGTGCGCGGGGCACGTAAGCTGCGGAGTGGATTGCTGGTTTATAGGAGATCAGGTCTTTCGGACATCGCATCGGCAATTGAATGAAAAATGAACCGGTGGCTGCGGCGGAAAAGGGAAGATGTCGGCAGCTACCGTCGTCGTCATGATCCGCCCCTGCTTATCGCGCAGCAACGGAAGGCGGTCATTCCAACCCATAACCCGCTGGATGAAGCGATCGAGATTGTTCTTGTTTTCCGACATCCAAAGGGCCTTTTTGAGAGGAGCAATCGACCGCCCGTTCGCGGCCGTGCGCCCGGCAACGGCGATCGGAGAACGGTCCCGCCGCAGCCTGCACTGCAATCATAGGATCGATGTCCGCCATAGTCAAGCGCTGGCGCGCTTCCCTCCGCGATCCGCGCCCATCCTGCGTTTTTCCGGCGAAAGGCGCTCCACGGGCTTTGACGGCGCTTTGAAATCGATGTTCTGCGCCATTGCCCGCCGCCATGCCGCAGGTTACGGTTAGTTCGCCGCCCGCCGTGCCGTATCACGGTCGCCGGGGTGCCAAATCCGGCATCCCGACAAATACGACGTCACGCCCTTAGATGGCGGCATGACGCTCGAAACCTCGCTCCTCTCCCTGTCCCTTCATGCCGCCGCGCCGGCTGCCATCGCGCTGTGCGCCGCATTGCCGTTGCCGGAGAGTGACGGCGCTCCCGAATGGATTCATCTCCTGCCGGCGGGCGCCGTCACCACGGTCGACGGGCGCGGCCCCTATCTCGTCGAGGATGCCGCCGCGCTTGCCGCCGCCAGCCTGCAGCAGGCGGGCGGGCGTCTCGTGCTCGACGAAAGCCACGCCACCGACCTTGCGGCGCCGAAAGGCGAGCCGGCGCCGGCGCGCGGCTGGATCGTCGGACTTGAGGGGCGTCCGGACGGCGTGTGGGGAAAGGTCGAGTGGACCAGGGTGGGTGCCGAACTGATGGCCGACAAGGCCTACCGTCATATTTCGCCTGCCATCCTGCACAGCGCCGCCGGCCGCGTGACGGTCATTCTCCGCGCCTCCCTCGTCAATCGACCAAACCTGAAGGGCCTGACCGCCCTTCACCAGGAGCAAACCATGGACTTCGTGAGAAAACTTGCTGTCGCGCTCGGCCTGCCGGAAACGGCGACCGAGGAAGAGGTGCTTGCGGCCGTCGCCGCCCGCAGGGAGGGTGCCGCGTCGCTCAACGCGGCGCTCGATCCGATCGCCCAGGCGGTCGGCCTGCGGGCGGGCGTGGGCGCGGCGGCCGTGCTTGCCGGCGTGCAGCAGCTCTCGGCCTCGGCCGGCGACGGCTCGAAGATCGTCGCGCTCCAGGGCGAGCTTGCCGACGTCAGCCGCCGGCTCACCTCGCTCCAGACTTCGACGGCGCAGGAAAAGGCCACCGCTTTCGTCGACGGCGAGATCAAGCGCGGCCGCGTCGGCGTCAAGCCGCTGCGCGATCATTACATCGCCATGCACCAGCAGGACCCGGCGCGCGTCGAGAAGGAAATCGCGGCGCTGCCCGTCCTGGGCGGCCCGTCGCCGGCGATCGTTCCGCCGCCGCTCGACAGGGACGGCAAGGTTTCCCTCAACGAGGACCAGCGCAGGATCGCCCGGCTCCTCGGGATCTCCGACGACGCCTATGCCGCCACGCTGAAGGCCGAGACCCACCTCTAACCACCGGAAAACAGGAGCTGGCTGATGCCCGCACTCACCCAGGACCGCAACACCCCCCGCCTTCAGGGCGACGTCTACGAATACGGCGTCGCCGCCGCGACGACGCTCCATGCCGGCGGCATCGGCTGCCTCAACGCGGCAGGCTACCTCGTGCCGGGCGCGACCGCGACGACACTGAAGGCAGCCGGGCGCATCGAGAAGCGGGCCGACAATTCCGCCGGCACCGCCGGCGCCATCCGCGGAAAGGTGCGGCCGGGCATCTTCCGCTACGACAACTCGGCCTCCGGTGACGCCATCACGATCGCCGACATCGGCAACGCCGCCTACATCGTCGACGACCAGACCGTCGCCAAGACCGACGGTTCCGCAAGCCGCTCTCCGGCCGGAACGATCATCGACGTGGATGCGCTCGGCGTCTGGGTCGAGATCGGCATCGCCAAGCTCTGACGCCTCTTTCAGGAAGGTCCCACCATGATCATCACAAGCGCCAATCTCGAAGGCCTGCGCGTCGGCTTCAAGACGAGCTTCCAGCACGCCTTCGGCGAAGCTCCGACTGCCTACGGACGCATCGCCACCACCGTCCCCTCGACCACCCGCGAGAACAAATACGGCTGGATGAACAAGATTCCCGATCTCCGGGAATGGATCGGCCCGCGCCAGGTGCAGAACCTGTCGGAATCGGACTATTCGATCGTCAACAAGCCCTTCGAACTGACGATCGGCGTCGACCGCGACGACATCGACGACGACAATCTCGGCATCTACACGCCGCTGTTCCAGCAGATGGGCAGCCGCACCGCGACGCATCCGGATCGGCTGGTCTTCGGCCTGCTGAAGAACGGCTTTTCGACGGAGTGCTTCGACGGGCAGTATTTTTTCGACAGCGACCATCCGGTGATCAACGCGGACGGTTCGGTCGGTTCGGTCTCGAACACCGATGGCGGTGCCGGAACGCCCTGGTTCCTGCTGTGCACCAGCATGCCGCTGAAACCCTTGATCTTCCAGGAGCGCAAGAGGCCGGAATTCGCCGCCCGCGATCGGCTGACCGACGAGAACGTCTTCAACAACAAGGAATTCCAGTACGGCGTCGACAGCCGCTGCAACGTCGGCTTCGGGTTCTGGCAGATGGCCTACGGCAGCAGGCAGGAGCTCAACGCCGCCAATTACGAGGCGGCGCGAGCGGCGGTCATGGGCTTCAAGGGGGATCACGGTTCGCCGCTCGGCCTCGTCCCGAACCTGCTGGTGGCGCCGCCCTCGCTGGAAGGCAGGGCCAACAAGATCCTGAAGAACGCGCTCGCCGCCGGCGGCGAGACCAACGAATGGGCCGGCACCGCCGAACTGCTCGTCACGCCCTGGCTGGCCTGACTCTCCGCCAGCCCGCCTTGCCCTCCCGGCCTGCTTCACGTGGCCGGGCGGGTCTTTCGAAAGCGGCCGATCCGGTCCGGAAAGTGGGCCGCTCCCGAAAAACTCGAGGAACCATCATGGCAAAAAGAACCACGAAATCCAGTTCCAGCGCGGCCGCCGGCACTCCTCCCGCCGGCACGCCGCAGGAGGATGCTGCGCCCGTGTCCGTCATCGCGGAACCGGCATCCGGCCCGGCAGGCGAGAGCGTGCCTGCCGGGAGCAATACCAGCCCGGCCGAGGTCGACGGTCTGCCGCAGGCAGATGCGAGCCATGGGCACGACCGGACCGATGCGGGTGCGGCCACCGCATCGGCCACCCCGACCGATACCCCCCGGCAGAGCGCGGGCGGCGATGCTGCCGGCACGGATTCGTCCGCGCCGGTGAAACCGCAGGACGATGCCAGCCAGACCGACGCCATCCCGGCCGAGGCGGTAACCGGCACGTCTTCCACCCCGGAAGCGGAAGCGTCGGCTTCCGGGACCATTGCGCTTGAGGACGTCCTGGTCGCCGCTGACGCCAAGGACGTCGCCCAGCTCCTGCATTTCGCGGACCTCGGCAGGCGCCTGACGGAACAGTTCGCCGCGTATGGGATCGATCCCTCCGACTGGATTGCGGCCTACGATGCGGTCGGTTTTCTTGGAAACGATCAGGGAGCCACATCCGGCGATGCTTCGGCCGCCACTGATACTCCCGCGCCCGCAGGAAGGGTGCCATTTCTGCTTTCGGAGGCCGTAGACGTCCACGCTTTCGCGGATCTGTATCCCATGACCGCTGCCCTGCTTCTGGAGGCGGACAATGCCGGCCGGCTGCATGCGGCGGCGAAGCTCCGCATCCGCTCGAAACGCGACGGCTTCCGCCGCGCCGGGCTCGTGCACAAAAGGGTCGGGACCGAATACGGCTCGGGCGAACTGACCGTCGGCCAGGTCGAGGCGTTCCTCGCCGATCCCATGCTGACGGTCGAGGTGGCGTGATGGCCTATTGCACGCTCCAGCAGCTCATCGACCGCTACGGCGAACGGGTGCTGGTCGACGTGTCCGACCGCGGCGATGCGCCGACCGGCGAGATCGATGCGGCGCTGATCGCCCGCGCGATCGCCGACGCCGACGCCGAGATCGATGGCTACCTGCGCGGCCGCTACGCGCTGCCGCTGTCCGCCGTGCCGCCGGTGCTGACCGACCTGTCGCTTCGGATCAGCATCTACAAGGCGCACACGCACACCGTCACGACGAAGATCCGCGACGATTATCTCGACGCCATGAAGGCGCTGAAGCTGATCGCCGAAGGGTCCGTCCGCCTCGACATCGAGGGCGCCGAGCCGGCGTCTTCCGGCTCATCGGACGTGATGATGACCGAAACCTCGCGGCCGATCACGGTCAAGACCATGAAGGGCTACATCTGATGGCGACCGAGGGCATCCGCATCGAGCTCACCGGCGCCGAGGCGGCGCTTTCCCGTCTCGGCGCAGCCGTCGCCGCCACGGATGACCCCAGGGGCCTGTTCGACGAGGTCGGGGCGGCCGTGGTGGTGTCCACCCAGGACCGCTTCGAGCGCGAGACGGCGCCGGACGGAGAGAAGTGGCCGGCGTCGCTGCGGGCCAGCCTGACCGGCGGCAAGACGCTCACCGACACCGCCCGGCTGGTCGGATCGATCACCCACAACGCCACCGCCACGATGGTCGAGATCGGCACCAACGTCATCTATGCGGCGATCCACCAGCTCGGCGGGATCATCAGGGCCAAGGCCGGCGGCTTCCTGCGCTTCATGGGAGCGGACGGGAGCTGGGCCATGAAGCAGTCCGTTGCCATACCGAAGCGGGCCTTCCTCGGGCTCGACGACGACGACGAGAAGGAGCTCACGGCGATCGCCGACGACTGGCTTGCCCGTCCGCTCGGGCTTTCGGGAGGCGCCGATGCCGCTCGCTGAATTGCGCGCCCTCATCTCCGATATGGTGCCGTCGCTCTCCGGCCGCGTCGAGGAGGCGGCCGAGCTTTCGGAGCTCATCCGCCGCCAACAGTTGCCGCAATCGCCGGCCAGCGCCTTCGTCATACCGCTCGGCCTTGCCGGCCGCGGCGAGGGCGAGACCGGCGCCAACGTCTTCGAGCAGTCGATCGACGAGGTCTTCGGCATCGTGCTGGTGGTCCGCACCTCCGGCGACATCACCGGCAAGAAGACGATGCCGAAGGTCGGCGTGCTGATCTGGGATGTCATCGAAGCGGTGTCCGGCCAGGGCGATTCCGACGCCGTCGGCGTCTACCGGCTGACGCGCGGCCGGCTGATCGAGATCACCGGCGGCGCGATCTTCTACCAGCTCGAATTTTCCATCCAGCGTCTCGTCCAGGTGACCTCATGACGAAAAAGCCGATTCCCACCCAGCCCGCCGCCAAGGCGCCCGAAATCCCGCCCGCGCCTGCGACCGGAGGCTCCTTCAAGGTCTCGGCCGAGGGTGCCCTGACGCGAACCGACGCGCCGACGAGGTCGCCCGAAGAGGCGCTTTACGGCCCTTCAAAGGAGGCTTGAATGCCGATTTTCTGGCGCTCGAAAATCATCCTGGCGAAGAAGGAAGACACCTACGCCACCGATCCGACGCTGACCGGCGCGGCCAACGCCCTGCTGCTGACCAACGTGCGCCTGTCGCCGATGGAGGGCGAGGATGTCGACAGCGAGGAGGAGCTGCCCTGGCTCGGCAACCAGGCCACGGCGCCGGCGTCATTGCGCGCCCGGCTGACGGCCTCGATCAATCTGGCGGGCTCCGGCACACCCGGTGTTGCTCCCGCCTGGGCGCCGCTCATACGCGGTCTCGGCTGCTCGGAAACGATCGTCGAGGATACATCCGTCACCTACCGGCCGGTCTCCGACAGCCACGACAGCCTGTATTTCAAGATGTGGATCGGCGGCACGCTCTACGCTTTCAAGGGATCTCGCGGTGACGGCACGGCGCGCTTCCCGGCGCAGGGGCTGCCGAAGCTCGACATCGACATCCAGGGACTGTTCATCAAGCCGGCGGAAGCCGCCCGCCCGACGCCGGTGCTGACCGCATGGAAGCGGGCGCAGATCGTCTCGGCCGTGCGCACGCCGACCTTCACCGTCGACGGCGTGTCGCTGATCATGCGCGAGGTGTCGCTCGCCCTCGGCAACCAGGTGGAGCCGAGCCTGCTGGTGCCGGTCGAGGAGATCCTGATCGTCGACCGCAAGGAGACGCTCTCGGCCCGCGTCCGCGCCGTGCCGCTCTCGGTCTACGACCCCTTCGCCCAGGCACTCGACGAGGACGCGACGGTACCGGTGGTGCTCGTCCACGGCGACACGCCGGGCAAGATCTTCACGTTCTCCGCTCCGACCTGCCAGCAGGCCCGCCTGACCGGCCTGGAAAACCAGCAGAACATCAAGGAATGGCCGCTGACGCTGAAGCCGCTGCCGGTGTCCGGCAACGACCAGTGGTCGCTCACGCTCACCTGACCTCACCTGAAGGACACGCTCATGTTCCGTTTCGATCCCCGCCCGACCTTCACCGCTCCCGTCATCGTCCATCTTCCCGGTGGCGGCGAGGAGGATTTTCGCGCCACTTTCGTTTCTCTGTCGATCGACGAATTCAACGGCTTCGACCTGTCCACCTCGGACGGCGCCCGCGACTTCCTGCGCGAAACCCTGAAGGGCGTCGAGGACGTTGAAAGCCTTGAAGGCCATCCGCTGGCGTATGACGACGCGCTGCGCAACCAGTTGATCGGCGCGGCGCATGTGCGCCAGGGGCTGATCCGCAGCTACATCGAGGCCCACCGGGGAAACTGATCGCCGCCGCCCGCGCCTGGGCGGCAGGCACGCTGTTCGAGCGCTCTGCGCCGGATCGCGACGACAACGAGGCGCTTGCGGATGCGCGGCGCTTCGGCTTCGACGACGAGGCGGTCGCCGATCTCGGCACGGTGCTGGCGGAAGAGCCGGAGGCGGAATTTTCCGGCGTCTTCCCGGCCCACGCCGGGATCGTCACGGCCTTTCTGGTGTCGGCCACGCAATGGCGCACGGCGCTGGTGCCATCGAAGGGCGGCGTGCGCTGCCGCTGGATCGGCCTCGACTACACGGCCGCCCGCGTTTCCATCGACGCGCTCGGTATGACCGTCACGCCGGCGCTGTGGGCCGGGCTGATGACCATGGAACAGGCGGCGATCGCCGCGCTCAACAGGACATGACATGACGCTGCGCACGGCACTCGTAATCGAAGGTTCCGCCGAGGGCGCCAGGAAAGCGGCCCAGGATACGGTTGCCGCGATCGAGGGCGTGGAAAAGGCGGCAGCCGACGCCTCCAGTGCGACGGCCGACGTCACCGGCAATCTCGAAAAGGCAGCCGCCAGCGCCGGCACCATGAGCGGCGGGCTGCGCGAGGTGACGCCCGCAGCCAGGGAGGCGGGCGGCGCCCTCGACGATCTCGGCGGCAAGGCCGAAGCGCTCGGCGGCCGCTACACGACGGCGCGGACGGCGATCATCGGTTTCGTCGGCGGCATCATCGGTGGCATGGCGATCGGCGCGGTCGCCGGTGTCATCGAGGGCGCCGTGACCGCGCTCGGCCGCTATGCAACGGAGGCGATCGACAAGACCGGCCAGATCGATGCCGCCCTGGAGGGGCACGTCGCTCTCATCAAGTCGATCAAGGGTGCCTATGCTGAGGCGGAAGGCGGCGCGTCGAGCTACGGCAACAACTCGCTGGCGCTGTTGCGTTTCCAGCAGCAGCAAAGCGTCGGCGATCTGGAAAAGGCATACAGGAACGCCCTGCCGGGCGGCGGCATTTTCGACAACGGCATCTACGGGAGAGGGGCGCAGGCCTTTTCGGATCAGCAACTCGGTCCCTTCGCGGAATCGGTCAATCGCTTCCGCCAGGAGCTGCGTGACGGCACGGCGGACGTGATCGCCTTCCGCAACGAGATAGGCTCCATCGCAGGCGGGTTGCCCGACGACAGCCCCTTCCGGCGGTTGGCCGAAACGATGGTCGACGACACGGAACGGGCGGCCGAGGTGCTGGAGGAACTGCGCCGCTCACGCGACGTGCTTCAGTGGCTGGAAGGCGATTCCGATGCGGCCGCCCGGGCGCTTGGCGGGACGGCGGAGAAATATGGCGCTCTCGGCCAGTCGGCGGCCGGCGCCGCCGGGACGATCCCGGAAGCCACGCAGGCCATCGCCGGCTCGGGCGCGGCGGCGGAAACGGCGGCGGCGCAGATCGAGCGCTACCGTGCCGCGCTCGCCGGCACGGGCGGCGTCACCGGCTCGCCCGCCCGCGCCGCCGCGACGGCACCGTCCATCCTGCCCTTCGCGCTTGGCGGCATCGTCGACAGTCCGACGCTCTTTACCTTCGGCGGCGGACAGGCCGGCCTGATGGGCGAGGCCGGCGAGGAGGCGATCATGCCGCTCAGGGGGGGCATGGTCGGCGCCAGGACGGCGTCCGGGCGCGAGGTGAGGCTGTCGCTCACCCGGCTTTCGGGCGGCGAGCTCGGCATCGAACTGCCGACCGCCTTCGCCGCCGGTGGCGTCGTGTCGCGATCGTCCGGTATTGGCGCATCGTCCTACGGCTCCGCCGGCCGCTCCGGTTACGGCGGCTATGGCGGCGATCCTTGGGGCGGTGTCTATTCCGCCTTCGCCGACGGCTTGCGCGGCGTACTGACGGGCGTGTTCCAGTCGGTGACGTCCGGCGATTTCTCCGATTTCTGGGATCGGTTCGCCGATGTCGGCTTGTCGGTCGCCGAGCGGCTGTTCAACCAGGTGGTCGACCAGCTTGTCAGTGGCCTGATGCAGTCGATCGGCGGTGGTTTCGGCGGCTTCGGCTCCAGCGGCTCCAGCCAGTGGGCCGCTGCCGCGTCGGGGGCGATTTTCGGCCTCTTCGACCAGGGCGGCTGGACCGGACCCGGCCCGCTCAATGAAGTGGGCGGCTTCGTGCACCGCGAGGAATTCGTCATCAAGGCCCCCGTCGTGCGCCAGCCGGGCGTGCGGCAATTCCTGCAGACGCTGAACGACGGGCGGTTGCCGGGCTTCAGGAGCGGCGGCGCCGGCGACGGCAGCCGGCTGCCGATCGGCGATGCCGGGTATGGCGGCGCTCCCACGGTCTCCATCGCCGTCAACAATTATACCGGACAGGAGGTGCGGACAGAGGAGACCACGGATTCGCGCGGTAATCGGCAGGTGACGATGATCGTCGGCGATCAGGTCTCGGCGGCGATATCGCAGCGCGGCAACCCGGCGCGGCGGGGGCTGCAGCAGGAGTTCGGATTGCGGCCGCGGGGCATACCGCGATGAGCTATCCCTCGTGGCCCTCCGAGCTTCCGCGCCCCGAGCGCAACACATGGCAGGCGATGCCGCAGGACGCCCGCCTGCGCCGCCAGTCCGACGCCGGACCGCCGGGCTGGCTCCGGCGGTTTTCCAGCGCCTCGCGCACGGTCGCGATGTCCATCGTCGTCACGCGCAACGGCAAGGCGATCTTCGCGAACTTCTTCGAGCACACGGTGTCCAAGGGGGCGGGCCTGTTCTGGATGCCGGATCCGACAACGGACGGCTGGCCGCTGACAACCGCCGACGGCGTGCAACTGCTGACCAGCGACGGCGTGCCGATCCTGCTCGCGGCCCGCTGGCTGGCGACCTTCGGCGACAGCCTTCCCTCCGAGGCGGTCGTCGGCGTGCGGTTCCGGATCTCGTTTTCCGTGGAGGTGATGCCATGAGGCGCGTATCGCTCAACGCCCGGATGATACAGGACGCGCAGGCAAGCGGCGAGGTCTACGTCGCGCTGTTTGAGATCCATCATCCCGACCTCGATGCGCCGATCCGGCTGTCCACCGACAACACCGAAAGGCTTTCCGACGAGCCTCTTTATTATGGCACCCGCTCGACCTGGCGCGAAGCGGACCCGGCCACCGAACCGTTCCTGTGGGTGGTCGCCTCGACGGTGCTGCCGTCCGACCTCGACGACGCACCGGCCGCCGCGACGATCATCCTCGAAAATCTCGATCGAGAGATGGCCGAGGTTGTCCGATCCTTTACCTCGCCAGCCACCTTCCACATGGCGGTTGTGCTCGCCTCGTCGCCCGACCTGGTCGAGGCCGAATACACCGATCTCCTTCTCACCTCCGCCGAAATCACCGCAGGCGAGATCTCTCTTTCGATCAGCCGCGAGGAGATCGAGATGGAGCTCGTGCCGGGTGGGCGGATGACGGCGCGAACCTTTCCGGGGCTGCACAGATGACCCGTTGGACCGACCGCTTCATCGGCTTGCCCTATCTCGACCTCGGCCGCACACGCGCTGGCTGCGACTGCTGGGGACTGGCCTGCATCGTCTACCGCGAGGAGCTGGATATCAGCCTGCCGGATTATCTCGGCTATGCCTCGACCGAGGAGCGGGGCGAGATCGCCGCCCTTGTGGCCGGCGCGACCAGTTCGCCGCTGTGGGTGCCGGTCTCCGGCCCGGCCGTGGCTTTCGACGTCGCGCTCTTCCGGCGAGGGCGCCTGACCTCGCATGTCGGCATCGTGGTGTCGCACGGGCTGATGATCCACATGGAGGAGACCGATTGCGCCCGCCTGGAACGCTACGCCGCCGGCGGCCATTGGGCACCGCGTCTGGTCGGCCACTACCGTCATGTCGAAATGGTTTCGAGGGGGGCACGATGACCGATCGAAAGGGCATCATACCCGTTCTCGCCGCGCCGCTGATCGATCCGGGCGCCGGCCGCATCGACATGACCATGCCGGCGGGCAGCACGGTCGGGGAGATCGTCGATGCGGCGCTGCCGGACCTTGCGCGGCATGACCGGCGTCATCTGCGCGTGATGCTGGTCGACCATCGCGGCTCCATGTTCGTCGGCATCGAATACTGGAGCCGGGTGCGGCCGCGCGACGGCGTGCGCGTCGTCATCCGTTTGGTGCCGGGCAAGAATGCCTTCCGCTCATTGCTGCAGATCGTCGTCGGCATCGCGGCGATCGCGCTCGGGCAATGGTGGGCGGGCACCGTGCTCGGATTGCAGGCCGGCACGGCCGCCTACGGGCTCGCCTCCGGTGCCTTCGCGCTCGGCGTGACGGTGCTCGGCAATCTCCTGATCAACGCGCTGATCCCGCCTTCGAAGCCGGACCAGCTCGAACAGCAGAACCGCTATTCGGTTTCCGGCTGGCGCAACCGCCTTGAGCCGGATGCCGCCGTGCCGCTGCCGCTCGGCACCATCCGCTATGCGCCGCCCTTCGCCTGCTATGCCTACACGGAGATCGTCGGCGACTGGCAATACCTGCGCGCCGCCTTCTGCTGTGGCTACGGGCCTCTCACGATCTCGGGCATCCGCATCGGCGACACCGACATCGCCGAATATGACGAGGTCGAGATCGAGGTGCGCGAGGGCCGGCCGGACGACGAGCCGCTGACGCTGATCACGCAGCAGATCGTCGAGGAAACGGTGGGCGCCGAACTGCTGATGCCCTATCCGCGCGACGATCTCGGCAACATCGTCAGTGGCAGCACTCCGGAGGAGGAGCCCGTCGTCAGGACCACTGGCGCCGATGCCCCCGGTGCGTCGGTTATTCTCGCCTGGCCGGCCGGCCTCGTGAAGTACAACGACAAGGGCAGCGCGCAATCGCACACCGTGCGCGTGCGAATCGACCAGCGCCGCATCGACGCCGACGAATGGCAGGAGGTGACGACGATCCAGGTGACGGCGCGCAAGCTGGAGGCCTTTTACCGTCAGCATACATGGGATTTCCCGAGCCGCGGCCGCTGGCAGGTGCGTTGCACGATGCTGACCCCGGAAACAACCTCGTCGCAGATCCAGCAGCGGACGTCCTGGGCGGCGCTGCAGACGATCCGGCCGGAATATCCGTGGGATTTCCCGCATCCGCTGGCGATGATCGCCGTCAGGATCAAGGCGACGTATCAGCTCAACGGCCAGCTCGACAATCTCAACGCGCTGATCTCGCGGCCTTGCCTCGACTACGACCACGAGACTGGTGCATGGATCGAGCGGCCGACCAGCAATCCGGCATCGCTCATGCGTTATGCGCTCCAGTCGCCGGCGAATCCCAGGCCCGCATCCGGCGCCGGGATCGATCTGGAGGCGCTTGCCGAGTTTCACGATTTCTGCCGTCTTCGCGATCTCAAGTATGACCGCGTCATAGAGGACCGGACCACGCAGCTCCGCGACCTGCTGACGGAGATCGCGGCCGCCGGCCGTGCCAGCCCGCGTCACGATGGTCTCAGATGGTCGGTGACGATCGACCGACCGGACAAGCTGATCGTCGATCACTTCAGCCCGCGCAACTCCCGCGATTTCCGCTGCATCCGCTCCTATGTCGAGCCGCCGGACGGCATTCGCGTGACGTTCCTCGACGCGGCTAACGATTACAGGCAGGCGGAGCGGCTCGTACCCTGGCCGGGAAAGGAGGATGCGGAGATCCTGCTCACCGAGGAGCTGGAACTGCCGGGCAAGACCGATCCGGCCGAGATCTGGCGCGAGACGCGCCGGCGCATGTACGAGGCGATCCACCGGCCCGACGTCTACACCGTTTCGAAGGACGGACCGGTGCAGGTGGCGGTCAGGGGCGACCGCATCCGCCTGTCGTCGGACGTGATCGACCGTGTGCAGCTTGCCGCCCGCGTCCTCGATGTGCAGGGGCGGCTGATCGAGCTCGACGAGGCCGTCACCATGGAGGACGGCAAGGCCTATGCGATCCGCTTCCGTGCCGGGCTGACCGAAGAGGACACCCATCGACACCTCCGTCGTGCGCATGCTGGTGACGCGCCCCGGCGAGCACAGGACGGTGACGGTGGCTGGCGATGGCGAAATGCCGATCCCGCGCGGCGCGATGGTAAACGGCGAGACCCATGACGGCGACCTGATCCACTTCGGCGAGGCCTCGACGCTCGACTACGACCCGGTCGTCACCGGCGTCGAGGCGGGCGAGGACTTTTCCAGCCATTACCGGCTGGTCGACATCGCACCGGTCATCGACGAGCTGGTCGACGCCGAGGACATTCCGGCCTGGTCCGGCCGGGCGGGCGCGGAGATCGAGGATACGCTCGGCGCGCCGCCGGCGCCGCGCTTTACCTCGATCGTCAGCGGCATCGCCGGGACGGGCGAGGAAGACAGGATCGAATATCTGCTGGCGCCGGGCAGCGGTCCGGTGGCGGCGGCGAGCTACGAGATCGACCACCGCGCCGCAGGCGCGTCCATATGGGAGACGATCACCATCCCGGCCGCCGATGGCGGCGGCGCGATCACGGCTTACGTCAACGGCGCGGCCGTCGAGATGCAGGCGCGGGCACGCTCGGCCAAAGGTGTGCCGGGGCCGTACACGGCCATCGTCTCCTTTGTCGTCGGGGCGGCCGACGCCGGCATTCCGGCCGCGCTGCCGGCCGACATGATCACGGTCGGGACGCTGCTCGGCGGCGCCGTCGTGCAGTTCTCGACCGGCGACGATGCCGCCACCACGCAGGTACAGCTCTACCGCTCGACCTCGGCCGAGCTCGACACCGCGACGGACGCGGCCGGATCGCCGATCGCGGTGGTGCCGTCGCGCTCCTACAGCGCGCCGCTCGGCGATACCACCAGGGAAAACCTCCTGTCTTCCGAAGGCTGGACGCTCGGCGAGAGCTGGACGGCCGAGGACGGCCTGGCCACCCATGCGCCGGGCGAGGCCTCGGCCCTGTCGCAGCCCTTCGCGGCGGTATCGGGCAAATACTACCGGCTTTCCTATCGTGTGTCGGGCATGACGGCCGGCACGGTGACGCCGCGCCTGACGGGCGGCTCGACCCGGACCGGCACGGCGGCCGCCGCGAACGGCGTCCACAGCGACCGCATCCAGGCCGTGACCGGCAACGACACGATCGGCTGGCTGGCGTCGTCGGACTTCGACGGATCGCTCGACCATCTCGTCGCCTTCGAGGAGACGGCGACCTGCCTTGCGGCGGGCGTCCATAACATCTGGCTCCAGCCGCTCAACGAGGACGGCGTCGCCGGCCCGGTGGCCGGGCCCTTCACCGTAACGATCAGGTAGAGGTATCGATATGGCAGAGACAGGCGTAGGCAGCACGAACGTCGACCTGGTGTCCGTCGCGGATGAATTGCTGGTCAACCGGTCGGGCTCGACCGGCCGGCAGGCGGTCGCCGATCTGGCCGCGCAGCTTGCGGCGGGCGGCGCGATCGCCGAAGCGATGACCGCCCAATCCGCCGCCGTGGAGACGGCCCTCGGCCAACACGCCGCGGCCGTCAACGAGGCGCTCGCGGCGCAATCGGCGGAGGTGGATGTCGAGATTGCCAACCTCGCAGCACAGATCACGACCAACCGCATTTATGCGGCGACGTGGGCGGACCTGCTGGCGGTCGTTGGCACGATCGACGGACAGGGCGCGGAAACGCTCGACGCCGACACCGGTACGCACCTGCAGGCGACGGCCACGGGTTATGACGGCGATCCCGTCCCCAATGCCGGCATCCATTCGTGGGTCCTGGAATGGGAACGCTGGTCGTGGATCGGAGATACCGGGCTGTCGAGCAAGGCGGATAAAACCGTCGTCGAGGCGATCGAGGCGCAGCCGTCCCTGCCGGAGCAGCTCCCGAACCTCGTGCCCGCCGCCGCGCAGAATTTTACGTCTCTGGACGGTGTGACCTACAACACCTCGTTGGTGTCGCTGCAGGCGGCCGTCCATGGCGGCAAGCCGTGCTGGAAGGCGGCTGTTGCCAACACTGGAAACCCGATTGTTTTCGAGGTCAAGATTCCGGTGAGCCGGCTCCAGGGCAATCCGGTCTATTCGATAGCGATGCTTGTCCTTGCCGCCGATGCAGGCCCGTTGTCGGCCGTTATCCGCATGCTCGCGCGCCAGTTCAGCGACGTCGGAGGCGTGACGGAACTTACAGGAGCGCGCCAGACCATGCTCCTGTCTACCACTGGCGCCCCTATCGATGGCGAGGTGAGGTCAAGGATTGAGGGCATCACCATTGATCCATCGGCGCAGGTGGTGTCGCTGTATCTCGATGTAGGGAACACCGGTGGGGCCGGTCCGCGCAACATCTATATCCGGGAAATGGTCCTGACGGCGGGACCGTCGGCAATCTACCGTAGCGGACCGCCATTGCCTGTCCCCGCCATATCGCTGCTGCCGGACGGCAATTTCGCGCTGATGACGGACGGGGTTTCGTCGGGAGCATCGTATCTCAGGGAGACGGTGGACGGCGAATCGATGCTGAAGATGACGACATCGGGAGCCGGCAATCCGGTTACCAGTTATCGTCTCGATGCGGTCGATAACCTGGCGCCCGGAAGGACGATCCAGCTTGTTTCCGATCTCGCGACCGATGTGACCAACGGTGGTGCGCAAGCCCTGGTCTTTCTAAATGACGCTGGTTCCGAAATCTCTGGCACGCGCGTTACCGGCGATTACGGTGCGGCGGCATCCGGCGTTTACAAGACGCTGCGCTCCGTCGCCACGGTGCCAGCCGGTTGTGCGCGCATCAAGGCGCGGTGGACCCATTGGGCTGCCGCGAACGGGGCAGCGTACACCCATGTGCGTCGCGCAATGCTGGTGGACAGCGCCGACACCAACATCGCCAACAGCAAGCCTTATGTCCTCGCATCGCCGATGATCATGCGCAGTTACCTCAACACCTATGTCGATCCGCTCTCAGGATCGGATTCGAGCGGTAACGGTTCGGTGGGCAATCCCTATTTGACGCCAGCCAAGGCGCTCAACCAGATGAGCGGCGTCGGCGACCTGGTCATCAAGCCGGGCGCCACGGTAACGACCCAGATCGACGCGCGGCTGATCAGCGACATGGCGATCGTCGGGCACAACAGCGGCCCGGACGACTACGGACGGGCGCTGTTCCGCTTCGGCTCGCCGCTTGCAGGGATCGTGCATGTGTCTGGCAAGGTCTACGAGGCTCCTTTGCCGTCCGGCTCCGGCGCCGCACAGAATTTCATCTGGCAGGATAATGTCGCCGACCTGATGACCGCCGTCCCGGTAGCAGAGCAGCATGGCCTGCTCAGGGGGCGGGGGCATCGGCTGTGGTGCACCAAGATCGAAAAGACGACGGCGACCGAGCGAGCCGCCGCGATCATCGAGATGGAAGGCGCTGCCGATCCGAGGTTTTTCGTGGATGCGCCCGGTGGCAAGCTTGTCTTCACGGTCTCCGGCGGCGGCGATGCGACGGACGCGGATATCTATGTCCCGACATCCGCTGCGCTGATTGGCAACCCAAGCTCGTCGATCTGGGTGCCCCGCGCCAAGAGGCTGCGTATGGTGGGGATCGATGTGCGATATGGCGATGTCAATACGCGCGGCCTGTCGTGGATCGCCGAGTTGATCGACGTGCGTGTGATCGGAGCGAGGGCACACGGATTCTGGGTCGCGGGGCAGGTCGACATGGTCGATTGCGAGGCCGCCGGCTGCGGCAGCTTTTCGTCGACCGGCAATGGCGACGGCGTCAACGGTCACGACGATCTGATCCTGAGGCACCGCAATCTCTACACGCATGACAACCTGGACGATGGCGAAAGCGTCCATGAAAATTGCGTCGTGGAGGGCAGCCTCGGCGTTGCCGAGTACAATAGGGGTTCCGGTTGGATTCCGGCCTATGGCGGCCACGGTCGCTATGACCGCAGCACCTCGCGAAAGAACGCCGTCCACCCCCGCTTCGAGACGATCAAGAACGGTGGGTTCGAGGCGATGCAAGGGCCGGGCGCCGGCGACGGCGGCGTGCTGACGTCGCTTGAGGCGTTCGGCTGCATTTCCATCGGCGACAGGATCGGCTTTTCTGACGGCTATTATAATGTCTGGCCGACCTACGATTTCGCAAGCTACACCAAGGCCCGCGACTGCCTTGCGATAGATCCCGTGACATATGGCTATGCCTGCTACGAGGCCACGGACTGCCGTCACCTCGGCTCGGGGACGGCGGTCGCGCCGGAGAAGAGCGGGCGGAGCGTCACCGTCAGGACGTCGAGCGCGTTGGCATGACATTGCGGCCGCCGGCATAACCGGGCGGCCAAGGGTGCAGAAACACCCCCGACGGCGGGCCTTGATTGGCGTCCAGTCCCGCCCGACAGCACGATGAAATAACTGTCGCACCCGTGCCCTGCAGGGCGGGATAGATGTGCGATGATTCGTGAGCTTTTTGATATGGTGAATCTGCATCCGGTCGCCCCGGTCTCTCCCGCCGCCCCTTATGTCGGGGGCAAGTGCATTCTTTCCAAAACCCTGCTGGCCGACCTGCACGAGCGCCTCGCCGGCGTCGTCATCGAGCAGCTTCCGTGGCGCAGCTTCATCGAGCGTTACGACCGGCCGGGCATGCTGTTTTATCTGGACCCGCCCTATTGGGGCAACGAGGGCGACTACGGCAAGGACGTCTTCGGCCGGGAGGATTTTGCGGATATGGCCGGGGTTTTGAAGCATCTTCGAGGCCGCTTCATCCTGTCCTTGAATGCCGCTCAAGGCGTCTTCGAGACCTTCACCGCCTTCGACATCGAGGAGGTCGATTGCAGCTACTCGGTCAGCGGCGGCAAGGGCAAGGCGGTCAGGGAGGTGATTGTTTCGGGAGGGACGGCATCTTGA